TATGTGGGTCATCAATAATAAGTAAGTCCGCCCCTCGTCCTGTGATAGAACCGCCAACACCCGCTGCAAAGTATTCCCCACCATGATTGGTCTCCCAACGTCCTTTTGCCTTACTATCTTCTCGTAGTTTAACATCTCCGAAAATATTTTTATACTCCTTCTGTTCCATAAGGTTCCTAACTTTAGAACCAAATCTAGATGATAATTCTGCGTTGTGGGAAACCTGCATAATTTTTAGATTTGGATACTTCCCTATCATCCAAGCAGGAAACAAATAGGATGCAAATTCTGATTTAGTATGTCTAGGGGGCATATTGATAATGAGCCTCCCTTTTTTTGTATCTGAAATTTTTGTAAACTCAGATGCTATATGTTGATGGTGCCCCCATTTTTTAGGATTAGGATCCAATCTACATATAAAATCAGGCCAAACTTCCTTCACAAAATATATAAAATTATCCTGGCACAACTTTATGTGCTCAATCCATTTTTTTTCTACAGCTAATCTTAACTGCTCATTCGTTAGTAATTCTTTTTGCATTGGGTCCCCTTTTACTATAACCTATAATAAAAATACAGTCACTACATCTATTCATCAGAGTTTAAAGCACGAACCTCGCTATAATCACGAAAGCTTAGCGTGGCTACAACATCTTGTGTTAAAGTTTGATTTTGGTTCTAGATTTGGTACCTCTATTGAGGTGCGACAGGTGTCCGAGATGGCAGGTGAAGGTGCAGTTGCTACCCCGAAGGGTAGCAACTAAGGTGCTTACTGATCAAAGTTTTGATCGTTGCGTATTAATTCCAAGATAGGTTTTAAATTATTAACAAGCTTAGCCTTTAACTCATTAACGATAGGGTCATTAGGGTACTGTATAATAATCTCCTCAACAGCACTCTCTAATTGTTTATACATGAATTGATAATTCAACCCACTATCAAGCGAGTTAGTACTCGCTTGTTCAACCTCATTACTATTCTTTTTATTCTCTATGATTGTATTAACCATTTTAACTAAGTTAGACATATTAATTTAACTCCTTTTGTTGAACTTTAATCTTAATCTCTTTAGTATCCATTTCAACTAAAAACTCCTCATATAACTTTGGATATTTCTCTTTGAACTTTGATACATCAAATCGTTTCATTGTTCTTTTGATTAATTGAGCAAACCCCTCAATACCCTCAACTTTATCAATGATGATAAGATTAGATTTAATTGTTTCAAACAACTCAACATGAGTTGGTTTGATTAAGTCATTAGCTTTTTTTTGCGACTTAACTTGTTCAACTGAATAGTGATAGTTCACTAGGTCTTGTTGTTGTACTTTATTTGCTTTGACTTGTCGTCTAGCTTTTTTAATTGTACTCATAACATTTCTCCTTTTTAAGTTAATTGTTATCCCATGTTTATAAGATATTAAAAAGTTTATTCAAGCGAATAATTAACTAAATTGAAAAAAAAATTCTTTCATAGATCAACGCACATTAAGATTTAAGACCTTACACGACCTAGACATCATGGCTATTTTTGGCTTTGTCCAAAATCCGAAGCAGTTTTGTACTGGTGCCGTCAGCTGCTGTTTGTTTAGTTTAAGTAAGAACGCCGACGGTGTGGGCGTGGGCGTGGCGTGGGTGTTAGCCCACGCCTTTAAACACACCAAGAACCGTAGTTCTTGCAAGTGGCAGTCATGCTAACCAATGTGTTCAAATCGTATTAACTTAACATATACGGAAACCGTTTGACTGTTCGCAGAACTCAATAAACTCTTGAACATTCTCCATTGTAAATGGATAGCTTGAACCATAAGAGTATTTGGATTGTATCCAATCCCAAGTATCGTGGTCGTCCTTTGGATAGTCAGCAGGGGCAAGATTAGATTTGTTTGTTTCTTTCTCTACCTTTGCTCTCAACATCTCGTGACATCTATCAACGAACTTATTATTCTTTTCGGCTTTTTCCATTTCTTGTTCTACCTCAATGATAGCTTTGGATACTGTGCCGTCCTTGATAAGTGCTTTTAGTTGTTTAGCAATTTGCTTTGCAGTTTGTTCATCAACCTCATGCCCACCATTAGATTGCCAATGCTCTTTATCTGTTTCAGCAATAACTCCCGTGTGTTCACATACAAAGTCGGCAAGTCGTCGCCACCACCAAACATTGTTTCTAAAGTATTCGCCCTTATCTGTTTTATGATTACCTAATGAGTATAAATCAAATCCCATTTTATTTTCTCCTTGTTAAGTTAGTTTCCTAATTCCTATCATATCCCATGTAGTAATCAAGTTTTATTTTCAGAAAAGTTTTCCAGCTCGCATCAGCTTCCAGCTGCTGACTGGGCTCCTGACCTAGTTCTTCCTTTACCCGACATTGCAGATGTCCTCGTGGGCGTGGGGACAGAGCTTCCTGATCCAGCTGCCTTCCCAGCTGGCCAGGCAGGTTTAGTCCATAGAGCTTACCGTACGAGCAGTGTCGGCGTGGGCGTGGGCTCAGTGACCAAGTCCTGTGCATCCACGGATCAGGGCCACCAGTACAAGAATGTATACCCATCCGGCAAACCTAGGGAAGAATACTAACGGCGTCAGAAGAGCTAACAACCATATCAAGCAGCCTCCTGCGCGGCCAGCTCCTGAGCGCAGATCTCAACAGCCAACCATACCATACTGTTCTTGAAGGCGGTGGGTCCACGAATGTCCTTATCCAGCAGGTAGAAGACTGACTCACCAGCAGCTTCCGCTGCGTGCCTCACCTGCTTCCACACATCAGCTTCGTGATCGTTGTAAAAGGCAGTGGTGTCGACGTAGTACGTGAGTCCTGGAACTCCGCCACTACAGCCGTGCTTCGCGATGTCTGAGATGAGGAACAGTTCATCCTGTTCCCCTTTCTTTAACCATTCCTTTATCGTCCCCATGTGATGCCCTCCACGTCTGTCTTGAACTTCACCATCTGTCGATGCTGTAGCTTAGTAAGTACTTTAGGTACATTATCTAACGTGCCTTCACCCTTGAGTCGAGATCCTTTGGTAATCCTAACCCACATCTTTTCAGAGTGGTTACGATGCTTGAACCATACATACACATAGTCTTGCATCTTTCTCTGCCTCTCTAGGGCTTTTATTCTAAAGTAAGTTTCTTTTCCATGCTCTGGACATGTGTAGACGACATTGTCTTCAGGTTCCACATTACCTTTGGCTTCTTCAGAGTCTAGTGGATCTCTCCAAATAAAGTTATCTTCTATGTTCTTCTTGATGTCTACCATGATACCACTCCTGTCATTACTAAAAGTCCGAAGACAATTGTGCATACAGCAAGTTCTGGAAGTATTGTGTTCATTTCTTTCTCCTTTGTTAGTTATGTAAGAGATAAGACATGATGGGATAAATGTCAAGAGAACTTTCGAAATAAATTTTTCCCGATCCACAGCATTCGCCGCTGCAAACTGGGTCCCAGCTCCTGAAGGTTTAGTTCAGGACAGCAGGGTAGCTTTGGACACGGGAATGGGGGGCGTGGGTCGAGAAAGGAAAATGAAAATAAACCATACCCACACCCTGTAGAAACATACCATCTCCTGACCAGCAGCGCCAGATCCCAGTGCCCAGCTCACCAGGCCAGAGTTTAATAGTTCAAAAGTGTTGTGGCAGTGGGCGTGGGAGCGTGGGCGTGGGGTCAGGCCTCACGGCTGCTTCCACGCGGTCCCAGCTGGGATGCGAAGGTGATTAAAGTTTTAAGATCCGTGTGGCGGGAGAGCGGGACGGCGGTGCGGGACTCACGGCTCACGGCCAGAAGTTCATAGGGCGCCTGCAAGAGGGGCCTATTCAAGATATACGCTCTGCCACCTGCTTTCAAGTATTTAATATGCCAATTGATTTGATACTTTGACAGACCACAATTCTTGCTGGTGTTGGCTTTGAGTTCAAGCCAAAATACTTGCTTGTTTACGACACAATGAACATCGGGAATACCATTAACTGTGCTAGATTCTACGCGGGTAAAATGCCAATTTTTATCTAGATTTTTAAGCTGTTGCCATATCCTAGTTTCTTTGTTTTGAGCCATAATTAAATCGGTCAAGGATTACAGATATTGCCTATGACAGGCTTACCATTTATGAGATGGACATAAAGATTTTCATGTTCTTTAGGGTCTAATCTTTCTTCAATAACGAGGTTATTTTGCCACCAAACATCACAAGGTTGATCTATTTTGAAAGATAGAAGACTATAGCTACCATCTCTATTAATAAAAATAACTCCAATCCGCTCATTTAAGTTCGATGATTTTAGTGATGACGGAATTAGGAATAATAGTAGTACCGCCAATAGTTTCAATATGCCCTTCATCGCCTTCCTTTCCATCTTTTAGGCCGTAGTCACAAAAGATTCTAGTTATACCTTTCTCACGTGAAACCAACCAACCTCTAGATACCATTCTACCAAGTCCCGATTTCATCAATTGATCAAATGTTTGCCAACCAGTTTCTCCGACAATATCTAACCAATGGACTTCCACAAATGGATATCTTTCGATTTTTTCTTTTGAAAATTTT